TTCCTTTGCTTTAATTCCCTGCACTTGATTGTAATTTGCAAGCAGAGACTGGATAAAATCCTCCGCATTCTTTTTGTCATCCACCTGGATATCATTTTCCATGCCGGGAGTATAGGTGCCGGCTTTGTATGCTGTAAGAACTGCAAAGCCGATCATCCAGAAACATAGCATATTGCTTTCTGTGGCTTCATTTGCCCGTTTTCGTATTCTTCTTTAGCTGGCGGGGAAACGCCGTAAGGATTGCGGCGATTCTTACCAAGGAAGCGTATCTGACCGTAACCATTGGGCAAACGAGGATGCTTTTTTCTTTTGGCCATATCATCATCTCCTTTAAATTTAGGTATAAAAATAGCAGCCAGCACATGAACGAATGTTCTGGATTGTGTAGCTGCTCCGAAGATGATACAATATTCACTGGTAAGATATGGCATATCTTCGGATATGTAGACCGTCTCAGTGTTGGTAGCACTGGGGCGGTATTTTATTGCAGTTTTTATTTTAATAAATCATCAATACAAATTTCAAAATCTTCATATATTTTCAATTTGAGTGTATCATGAAAAGGAATGATCACCGGCGCGACATCTTCCTCATATCGGTATACCGTTGTGCGTTCTTTGGCAGGATCCACAATCCAATACTCCCGAACACCTGCGTCAGTATAGAGCGTATTTTTGGTAGAGTAATCCATTTTACGGCTGCTCGGTGAAACGATTTCGATGATAAAGTCTGGTGCTCCTTCACAGCCACGGTGTGAAATTTTGTTAGAATCACAGACAATGTTGATATCAGGCTCCACATAATTGGAATCATCATCCTTAATAAAAACAGCAAATGGAGCAGGATAGACTTTGCAGTTACCACCTTTTTTTTTGATATAATTCCTCAGAGAGGCGGAGAGTTCCATTACTAATTCCTGATGTAATGGAGACGGTGGTGCCATGTTATAAATTTGTCCGTCAATCAATTCCGCTCTCTGTCCATCTGGAAGAGCATAGATATCATCAATTGTGTGTGTAGTTGTTTTTAATAATGGCATAGGAAAACCTCCTTCTGAAAATAATAAAACATAATTTTAGTTTATCAATTATCCAACCGAGTGGTACTCCGGTATCTCTTTAAGACCACTAGGGCGTGATAGCTGCCTGTTCTATTTTTGGATAAAAGCAAAGGTGTTATTGTAATTCTAGTAATTTTTCAGATATCTTCTGTGTTAATTCGCTTTGCTGTGTTGCGGTTAGTGTTCTTGATGTTCTTATTACAATACTTCCCAGTATGTTATGGGAACCAGAATCTAACATCCCCGCTCCATCAAATGCAGAAAGATAAGTATTTCGTTTCTCTGCTTCTTCAATAGTAGGATATACCTCAATACATCCGCCGCAATCGGTGCCTTTTTCGACAATATCATTACCAAAAACTTCATCCTGGTTTATTAATGAACTAGAAAAATATATGCAAGCAGTATATCCACCAGCCTTGTTCAGATTACCGTTGGGGTCATGGTCTTCAGTAACTGCCTGCACACCGGAAATACCTTCTACATCCGCTATTCTTTGAATAACAAAACTTTCTGTAGGTGCTGTGATCTGTCGCATCTGCAAGATACTGTTTTCCAGTGCTGATTGTTTTTCTTTTATAGCATCAATAAATGAACTGTAATCAATAGGCTCTTTTAACATTTTGGTAGCGGATATAATGTCCGATGTTTTACTCGGAAGCTCAGGAACTGTTCTTTTAGCATTTTCTGCATCTGCTATTGAGACTTTGAGTTCGGACATGGTATTTTCATCATAAGGCTTATTTGTTTCATCCATTAGGGATTGTGCATCAGCTATGACGGAGTCTAATTCTGCATTCTTTACTTCCAAAGTCTCTGTGGCAGTATTGAAACCGTTCACAGCTTCGTCATGCGGTTTCTTTACCTGAAAGTACCAAGTACAAACGCTGACACTGGCGATGACAATAATAGTGAAAACGATACCTATAATAGCATTTTTACTTTTCTTTTTTGTTTCTTCCATAGTTTTCCTCTTTTTCCCCGTACCTTAACACCACTTTACTCTATATAAACGCTGTAGCGGTTATATCTTAAAGAACATATTTTCCTAAGATTCTTCCGATTTCAACAATATCACTGGATCCAGTAAATCTTTAATGTCCATAAGTATCAATCCTTTTTATACTTTTTAGGTGTGTACTTTTCTTTGTTTTTCTGTTTTGCCATTTCCATTCCAATTTTCATAGCGGAAAGAATAGATTCTATTGCTTCTGGAGAGGCTGGATCACCATCAAACATTAAACCATCTTGCTTCAGAAGTGCTTCTGTATCACTTAAAATAGCTTCTATTTGTTTGGAATCTCTTTTTGTGAGAGAGGATTTATCGGTAACGATTTGAGTTTCTGGTTCTTTTCCTGTTGTTAAATAATTTACTGACACACCGAAATAGTCAGCTATTTTTTGTAATCTTTCCAACGTTGTGTTGCCAGTTCTAAGTTTTCCTATGGAACCACGGCCAAACCCTAATTCTCTTTCTAGTGCTGTAATAGCCAGATTCCGTTTTTTGCATAATTCTGAAATTACATCATACGTCGTCATAATTGTCCCTTTCTAAAAATGTAGAAAAAAATCTACACAAAGTATTGATAACGTAGAAAAAAGTCGATATAATACAGCTATAAGGTAGAAAAACTTCTACGACATTGCTGAATAAATAAGAAAAATTCTACATCGTTTGTGGTTATTCTGATTATAGAATATTTTCTATATAAAGTCAACAGAAATAGAAGATTTTCTCTTTGTAAATAACAACTGCATGTATGTACGGAAAAAAGGATTCCCCGTAACTATCGTTGGATGATAATTACGGGGAGAGACTATTACATATCGTGGTCTTCTAGAAATCTAACAATTTCAAAAATGCACACAATACATTCTAGAATTATTTGGATTAATTTCCTTAAGTCTCACCTCTTTTTGCGGAGGTATCCTTAAGATTGTTACTCCTCGGCAACTCCTTCCTATAATTTCAAGCCCTAATTCATTGATTTTTGGGCTTTTTTCTTTAAATGTTTACCTCAAAACAAGGGCTTAAAGTGTAGAACAATCATTGTATCCTGTACTGAATAGTTGAAAATGGGTACACTTAATAAAACATCCTTTTGTTTGCTTTATAAAGGCTATAATCCCTCTGTTCAACTATGATGTTGAACCTTCCGTGTCTAATGGTATCTTGTACCAACTTCCTTCGTCCCACCTGTTCATACACTGGGTGCCAACTAAGCTTTCTAACAGGGTCATGCCCTACGGAGTGAACTACCGTCAGCTACAGCTCTTGTTTGTATTTGATTCTTACCGACCTACTGCTTTCTTCAAGAAAACTGATTTTCAGTGGACGCTCTCTTTTGTTTCATCGGTTGGTCTTGTTGGTGATGCAGTGCATTTCACACTCCATCCGGGTTTCCTATCCAGAACCCTGCCCGATTTCAGATACTTTCTGCAATCCGGCAAGGCTCTGGAATATATGATTCAGTCTTGTTCTTATGCCACCTGTACTGACTGTTCGTTTGGTCTTACTATATCTCTCAACATTTTCTTCGGATCATATGTCATCCCTTTTGTCAGGATTGCAAAAATCACCCTCAGTATCTTACAGGTAATCACTATCAACGACTGCAACTTTTTTAGCGGATTGTCTTTTCGGGTTGTGTAATACGCATGTAATTCTTTAAATTCATCAGCATGTGCCACTGCTGACTTTGCCCCCCTGAAACAGCCAATATCTAAGCCGTTTACGCCCTCTATGGCTAATCTTAGTTTCGCCCTTGTGTTGCACAGCAAATTGTAGGAACGGGAAATATACAATTCAAAACAAATAGAAACGTTACATTGTCTGCAGAAGAATATAACAGTCCTGTTACGTATGAGTGTTATGGAGAGGTAATCGTGAAATAAGGAGACAGAAATGACAGATACAGTGATAGTAGCAATTATATCTCTGCTTGGCACTTTGCTTGGAAGTTTCGGGGGAACGCAGCTTGTAAAGTACCGGATAGAGCAATTAGAAAAGAAGGTAGAGAAGCACAACTCTATTGTAGAAAGAACATATATTTTAGAGGAAAAAGTGAAAGTAGCAAATCATAGAATTGAGGATTTGGAGAGGAAAGGTGAGGAATGATGGAACGGATCATGAATTATGTAAAACCGGAACTGATTGTTGTAGCAGTGGTACTGTATTTTATTGGAACTGGACTGAAATAGTCTCAGACAGTAAAGGATAAGTACATCCCGCTTATTTTGGGCGGGCTTGGCATTGCCCTGTGTGCAGTATGGGTGTTTGCTTCTTGTCCGATTAGTACCGGGCAGGAGATCGCAATGGCGGTATTCACGGCGATTATACAGGGAATTTTAACAGCTGGATTGAGTACATATGTGAATCAGACCATTAAGCAGATCGGGAAGAAAGAATAAAATAGATTGAACCATGCAAAAAAGCGTGATATGATAAAAAACAGAACAACCGTGTTACAGGGTGGCTGACCTCTATTCTACA